AGAAATGGTAGTCCAATGGTATTTAAAAGTAATTAGATACTCACAATAACACTGTGAAGAGTAACCTACATTTGATACATCTACTGTTAATAGTGGTAGGTGAGCATTGAAATTTGACTTATAGAACTGAGCTGTAGAGAAATGACGATTAAGCTCATGCATAAAATTCTCATAACGAATGGTTGTGTCTCTAGACATCTCATCTACAGGCTCTAGAATTAGGTCTAGAATATCTATACCATACTCAATAAGCCATCTCTTAATATTAGTGAAAATCTTCCTCTTCATCCTGCACCTACCTGATTAATTGCTTTATCCAAGAAAGGGTTGGCAGGAGTCTTATAAGTACCGTCATGATGATACCTTGCATAATTCCTACCTCTAGGGTTTCTAGGGTCAGTTACAAGCAAGTCTTCATCAATACCTACATAGAAGTCCTCTCCACTCTCTTCTACTGTTACAGAGTCTCTTAAAGCCCCTGTATCAACATGTATATTGTCTTCTATTGCTACTTTTAATTCCTTAACTACAGTGTGCATTTCTTCTTCAATCCAAGCATCTATCTCAGCATCACCTGTTCTTCTTCTCCTAACCACAACTATCTTCCTGTGTGACTTTCATCTGCAGTAAGAGCATCCCTAATTCTTAGTTTATACTCTTCTCTAGCTGTAAGTCTTTGACCACGGATGATTAGATAATAACAACCTGGCATGACCTCATTCTGTGATACTGCTAGAATCTTCCACCAATAACCTAAGTCAGGTTCATAGATGTAGTCTCCTAGGACAATATCAAAGTTTCTTTGTTGGGATTGTCTCCAAACCTCAATATAGAATAGCTTATGATGTAGCTCTTGTTCTGTCTCATAGGTATCCTTACTAAAGTTCCTATAAGCATTATAGAACTGTACTACTTCTACACAAGTAAATTGGTTTGTTTGTTCCCAAACTGTAGAGTCAAGCTGTCTACCATTATCATCATATTGTGGGTTAGTAGTTCCATGTCTAAAGATGTGTATATCTTCAGACATCAGATAACCTCTTCAAATGCTTGTAGTTTGTTACCGTTGACATAACTGTACTTATTCAAGAGTGCCATACCTAACTCATCAGGCACATCATACTCTCTACCAAGGTAGAAGTTAAACTCTCTATCATGATAGAAGTATCTGTAAGGCTCTAGGAGAGCCATTTCAGTCCTACCAATAGAAGATTGACCACAAGCACTGCAACCACCTCTTCTAGTTCTTCCTGTAGGGCTATTTACACCTCTATATCTAACTCTCATTACTTACTCTTTCCTACTGTAATTTGCTTTTCAGTCCTTAGATTATAGCTTCTGCCACAAAGAGAATATCTTCCTAGGCTATCTTTGTAAAAGTTATTTACTAACTGAGAGAAGAAGTATTCTTGTGAATCCTTATTAATCTCCCAAACATACTTAATAGTATCTACATCCTTTTGTACCAAAGAAGCCCCTGCTGATAGTCTATTGACATTAGCACAGTCACCAACACTCATACAGTTATTGGCAATAGCAGTGTACCCTGTAAGGTAATGACAGATTAAATTATCCCACTCAGGACTACTTAAGTCATAACCTGCTTCATATCTCATGACTAACACATTGTGAGAACAATTCTTATCACAAGAGTTGTCCTCAGTGTTCATAAGCTCATCTAGTCTGATAAAGAACTTATCAGCAATATCATCATAAGTAAACAAGCTTTTATCTAGAGGAACGATATTGACACCTCTAGAGCTATACTGTCTTAGTTCCACTGTAACCGTATCTAGATTAATAGCTTTCCAATATGGATGTACTTGAATACAAGTGTAGCTACAAAGTGGTCTATTTAGGTCTATTGTGTGGATTCTACAGCACTGCTCAATAGTTCCTCCTGCAACATCCCAACAAGTAATGTTACTAAGAAACCTAACAAAGTTACTCCAGATAGTATCAAACTCTTCCTGAGTAACTTGACTCATACAAGAACACTTGCTCTTAATGGCATCTAGTAACATATATCACCTCTTAGGCTTTAGGAACATGCACCATTGGGAATGGAACTTCACCGTCCAATGCACCCATGATACGAGTGTATACACCTGCAGAACAGTTAGCTGACAATGGCATACCTGTGAGCAAGATGTTACGAGCATAGTTAGCTGAGTGAGCTACCCCTGCATTTTCGTAAATATCACAAGCTACAAAGTTACAGTCTGAATCAGGTTCAAGAGTTGTACCTTGACGGATTTTATCTGCAGGAATGAGCAAGTCTTTGTAAACCATTGATACTTTAGTCACTGACAAGTCAATGATGTAAGCTTCAAATGTGTTGTTTACTTCCAAGTCTTTAGGTACATAGATGTCTTTGACAATAGGAATACCTTTGAATTTAAGAGTCACTGGTGTACCGTGGAAGCTACCAAAGTTACCTCTTTCCCAACCTGCAGGGAGTTTACCATTTTTACCTTCAACAACTACATCTGAAATAGCTGTGTGTCCTACTGGATGGACAAAGATAGCGTAGTTAGTAGAAGTACCTTGGTTAAGTACATCAAGGATACATCCTGCTTGTGCAAATGCACCAAGGATGTCACCTGACTGAATAGGAGTAACTGCAGGATGTGACATTACTTCTGCGATACCGTGGAAAGGTCTCAAACCTTTACCTTGGTAGTTAACCAAACCTTGTGCAATAACACGTTGTGTACGGAAGGCAAATGAGAACCATGCAATGTATTGCAATGATGCTTCATAAGTCATTCCTGCTCTTTGGAAGTAGTTAAGCAAGTCATTAGACTTGTACTTAAGAGCTGAGTTCATCATCTTGTCAAGAGTTGTTTCACAATCTTTCAAACAAAGTGAGAAGATTTTAGCTGAGTCAGCACAAGCTTGAATTTCAAACGGTGTGAAACAACATCCTTGACCATCATCTGGGTCTGTTGTACCCCAAGTGTAGGTTTCAGTAACCCACTTACCTTTATTATTTTTAACAAAGGTAGCGATTGATGATTCTGCAATAGATTCAAGCATTGAAGCTACCATTGGTGATGTGATGTTAAAGTCACCCAATGATGGCAATGCTTTAGAGTAGTCTTTAGCAATTCCAAAAGGAAGCTTATGACCTTCTCCTGCATTTTCCATGTTTTTCTGAATTGCTGTAGCAAGTTCTCCTACAACTTCTTCAGTATAAATGTCATTAGTAACATTACTCATTAAATTTGTCCTCCTGAACGAATACCAGTATATCCTTTAGGCATCATGTTTTTAGCTTCTGCCTTTTGAGTAACCGATACTACGTTTGCTTCTTCGCTGTTAAGCAATTTGTTAAGCTCATCCACTACTGACTGTGATTTAGAACTTTTAGCTACAAGTTTTTTATTGTCTTTTTCCAAAGCTTCTACTTTAGCTTTAAGTTCTTCATTTTCAGCTCTGAGTGATTGAATTTCAGTAAGAGCTTGTGTAAGCAATTCTGTAGTTTTGTCTTCAACTTCTTCAGTTTCTCCATCAACTACTTCTTCTGTTTCCTCTACAACCTCTTCAGAGGTGTCTGGTTGCTCTTCTGAGCCTTCTTTTACCTCTTCAGGTGTATTTGTACCTTCTACCTCTTCATCAGCCTTAGATGGCTCTTCAGGGGCTTCTACAACCTCTTCTACAGTTTCTACAGATTCATTATCTACAGAATTGTTTGCTAGAAGAGATTTCACCTTTTCAAAGAATGTCTTATCCATAGGAGTGCCTTTCATTTCATTTAGTAATTGTAAAGTCTCTAGCTGTTTCCCTGTAGTAGATACCATAGCTACAAGGTCTTCTACACCTTCTACAGATTCCTCTGTATCATTGAAGATATTGTCCACAAACCCTAGCTCTAAAGCCTGGTCTGAAGTAAGCCATGTCTCTTTGAACATCATATCAAGGATTTCATCTTCACTGAGACCAGTCTTTTTCATATACACTTTAGCAATAGACCTTTCAGTAGAGTCAAGCATGTTTAGTGAGCGTTCAAGACTCAACTTGTCTACTACTTCTTCATTTCTAAAGTGTGGTTGGTGAATCATAATTTGTGCTTGGTGTGAGATATTTACTTCATCTGCTCCAAGCATGAATACTGAAGCGATAGATGCAGATAAACTTGTAATGTTTACTACAACTCTACCACTGTAGCTTGAAAGCATAGTGTAGATTTCACTACCTGCATTAACTGAACCACCACCTGAGTTAAGATTGAAGATTACTTCTTCACCACCTGCTTCAGCTAGGATTTTCTCAACGTTTTTAGCTGAGATGTAGTCCTGCTCTAAAGCTTCCATGAACAAAGCACCTTCAGAATCAACTACTGTACCTGCTAGTCTATATGTTCTCATGTTAGACCTCCTTAAAGTCAAATAGGTGTACTTCTAGTTTAATAACTCTTCCACCACAAGCTTGACAAGGAACTGGGTTATAAGGAACACCAATACTGTCTAACCAAGCACGGTTACTAGCATTGTCAGGGAATCTTTGAATGAGTCCTTTAATTGACTTAATGAGAGCTACATCTTCAGTCTCATAAGTAGAACCATACTCAAACCTAACATTTTTAAGCTTAACAATATTACCATCTAAATAATTTACTCTGAATGTCTTACCATCAGGAAACAGTTTTGACAGTGTATACTTAAGCTTCATCCTTCTTAGTTCCCTTTACCTTTTTACTTCCAATTTCTTCAGGTGTTACTACCTCATTAATACCAGAATCAAGACCAAGTTGTCTTTCTCTACGCTCTTGTAGAGCAAGTTGGTATTCATCTGTAATTTGAGGAAGTTCTACCTCAACTTCTTTTTTCTTAGCCATAGATATACCTCTTAAAGTCTATCAATGTCTGGTGCTGGGGGTGTGTTAGGTGTTTCAATAGCACCAACTTCTTCATCACCAATGTTACAAGGTTTACACCATTTGCAAGGCATTTCTTCTTTTTCTTCAACTTCGTTTGGAAGTCGTTTCCAAGTATCACCACAACACATGAAGATTCCTTGGACTTGCTTAGTAGCAGGGTCAGTGTAGTTAATAGCTACAGAACCTTGACCATCCCAAGCTGTCAAACGTTGTAGAGCAGTCTGAGCTTCAGTACCCTTAAGAGTAATTTTTTCTCCATTGTGAGTAAGCTCTACTTTAGCTGTGATTACTTTCATCACATACCTCCGATTATTTTAATTACTGGTTAAAATAGCTCATCTAAACTAATACCAGTAGATGTACCTGTGTTTTTATAGTGAGTAATCACTTCATACATCTGTTTTGCATCATCATTAGTAAGTTGGTCTTTAAAGTCATTGATGAAGTCTTGTTCTGATACATTCTCTACTTTAAGTACAGCATACTTATCAGCTTTTCCTTCTTTGACTTTACCAATTACATAGGACAGAACAGATGGAGTATAAATACTTCCTTGTGATTGCTCAGTACAAGCTCTATAGTCAACTACAATAGAGATTGTTTTAGCTTCTTTATTAACTTTGATACGGTTGATAAAGGCGATTGATTCATTAACTACAAGTCTCTCTCTTGGAGTTGAAGTCAAATACCCTTGGCTATCAGTTTGTGGAACTTTAATAGCGTTTCCTGCAGGTTCAAGACCATTTCTTCTAACCTGCTCATCTAGCTTATTAAGCTCCACATAGTCTTCCATAGTGTATACTTTAGCATCATCAATTTTACCAAGTGATTTTACTTCACTGTATTTACCATCAAAGAACTCTTTCAAACTACCAGACATTGTTTAATTCCTTTCATACATTGACATTAGTGCTTCCTGTTCAGGAGCAAACTTACTTTCTTTCTCTTCAGTAACCATTTCAGCTACCATATCTGCAGTGATATTGTAGATGTAGTTGTTTTCATAATGAATTATCTTAGGTTTATTGTCTTTCATGCTATCTTGCTGATAACCAAACTCAGTTACACCTTCATTATGGATACATACAAAGGATACTATGACCATTGGTAGAGACCAATTCTCATATATATCTTTAGGAGATGTACCAAAGTGTTTACCAATCCTAAGACAGTAGGCAAAGTAATCATCTATAGGAGTGTCATAGTATTTACTATCTACTTCCTTAGTTACTTTACCATTCACATCATCATAGACTAACTTCTGTACTCTACTTAGTGTCTCATTGAAAAAACCCTGAGTTTTTATCAATAAGTTGACTAGATAGAACTACAAGCGACTCATCACTGAGATATTCCATGTCATAGTCACTAATACCAAGTCCATACTGCACAAGTGTTTCCATAGCATCTACTACTTCATCACTGAGTTTAGAATATACTTCAGTAACTTCTGATAGAGACATAATTTCTTGCTCACCAGTAGTTGTATTTACTTTTGAGAAGTAAAGGATAAGTGTAGTTACAGCATGACGAACTCTACGAGCTTTACGAGGTGTAATAGATACCCCTTTAAATACACGAATAACTTCTCTGCCTTCATCTGTATCAGTGTAATTACCATGGATAGCAAAGTTCTTAGGATAGATGAACTTAGCTTCATAGTCAGATTCAGCATCAATGTTATTAACATCACCTACAACTACAGGGGATTCATTACTTCCTGTAGCCATAAAAGGTTGGTCTTGTAGTTGTGCTTGCTCAATAGCTTCAATCATGCCATGCTGAGCATTTTTGTCAAAATTGATTGTTGTCATTGTTCCCCCTCTAGAAGATGTTTATAAAGGTATTCTTTAGCTTCCTCAGTATACCCTGCTTCATGGATACGTTCAAAGGTCTGTGACATGAAATTATCTTTTTCATAGTCATAGTAATCTTTAGTTTCTTGGTTTTTGAACCTAAAAGTGTAACCTTCATAACCCATGAGCCTGATTACTTCAGTAAGCTTTACTGCAATCTTATCTCTCCAAGGAATAACCTTGTGGATGATGAATGTCTTAATGACTTCATCCTTACCAATGTTACCTGTACCTGCATCCAAGTCAAATACCTGTGGTGAAACACCATAAATTTGACAAGAGAAGCGTGTAGCATGGATTGATAAGAGGTTTAGGTAATCACTAGGTTTAGAATCCCTAGTCAACTGTTCCATATCACTGAAAATGTCAGAATAAATGATAGAGTCATTATACTCTACATTGGCTAGCATATCTGCTAGTGATTTTACGTTGTCTTTTCTGACATCCTCATTGAATACAGCGTTAGAATTACTTGTATCAAAGATTTTAGCTGATGTTGAAGGATTTCCATCATTCTTCATCTTAGCAAGCATTGATTCATTGTGTTTAAATGCCAATGTACCAACACCATTACGTTGAAAGTCATGAATAAAGTAATCTAGAAGCTGTAAGATAAGATGAGTACGCTTTTTATCGTTCTCAAATGGACTTACACCAATGAATGAGCCATCCATAGTGATATTTGTGAAGTCTTCTGAGGTTAAAGCTACAGAATCCTTGTCATTTGAGACAATATTACCATCATCATCAATGTAAAACCTATCATCTACCACTTCTTCAGAAGCCCTTATCCAGGTATTCTTGCGATTTAAGCCATGATACCGTCTTAGAATGTAGATAAAAGGCATGTAAACAAGTGGAATTTCTTCAGATTCTCTGAAAATGATGTCATAAGAGTTCTTAGGAACAATCATAATACTGTCTTTATGACCATTATGAGTTTGTTTTGCAGGAATCTTTCTTACACCTACAGCACCTTGCTCAAATAGCTCTCTTGTGAGCTGTTTAAACATGTCCATAACTGTAATTCCTTGGATATTTTGTGAATCTAGCATATCTCTGAGAGTTTCACCCTCAATAGAGCTATCTTCATCCTTAACAAGCTCCATATCACCTGCAAAGATGTAGTCAACAATACCTTCTAGAATAGTGTTAATACCAGGCATATTTGTTACCAAGTATTGCACTTGTTCATAGGTAAGTGTGTTATCCATCTCATTTAGCTGTGAAGGAATCCCTATATTGTCTTTAATAAGGAGTTCATAGCCAGTTTTTCTATCAATTTCCACTAATTACCTCCTTCTACACCTAATATATATAATTCAAGGGCATGAACAGCTAGAATAACAGCATCTAGGTCATCAGGAGACCTTTTAAGCACTTGTCTGATAACATCTTTACCAATTAGGGTAACTTTATCAAGCTCTTTGTTTTTAAGCTGTATAGCTCTCATCTGAGTCAATAGAGTTTCCTTAATTTCAGAAGCAAACACAACTTTATTCTCTTGCATAAGCTGTCTTAAGACTAAGTGCATCTCTGCTCTTCTATTTCTAGCCATTAATGCAGTATCTACATGACTTGCTACCTTCTCAGGTGTAGGTCTTCCACCAAAGTCAATAGGATATATAGTTACCCTATCAAAAGATGGTCTATTCATCATCTCGACAATCAAGTGAGAACCTTGACCTGTATCAATAGCAAGTGATACTACATTGTACTTCATAACTACACGCTCTATACCGTCTACAATTTCTCTTGTAGACCTTGCATCAGACCATTCATCAGGTCTTAAGTTGATGGTATCTGTGACCCTAACAAGGGCATCCTCTTGGGTGTCATACATAGACAGTGCAAGGGTAATACCATCAGAACCTTTATAGGCTGAGTCAATTCCTAGAGCTGATATAGTGCGTGGTGAAATGCTACTAATGTCATGTCTAGGAGCTACAATCATTGGAGCATTGAAGAACTCTGAGCTATTCTCATCATACTCACAAAGTAAGTTGATTCTGATAGACTCTTCAGTTCTAGCAAAGTCAGAAGCTAACACTTCTTCAGGAGTCATTTTAATTGAGTCTGATTCCATTGAGGTAACAATGTTACCCCATATAACAAACTCATCATCCTTCAGATTAGGGTTAGTAACAGATTCATGGAAGTGATTCAAGAAACGAGGGTTACTAATACCAAAAAGGATAAGTGATTCACCATCATCTCTTTCAAATTCACGTCTACCAAGCTCTGTTAAGGCACGTTCAGAGATAAAGTCCATCTCATCAATAAGAACATGAGAACCTTCACCAATATTTTCATCTGAGTCCATACTAGAGAAAGTATCCCCTGTAGATTTAGTATCAATCTTGTTACCATTCTTAAAGACAATCCTTGACTTACTATAAGCAGTCTCAGACCGTCCTAGGAGCTTGTCAGCCTTGCTAATTGATGCCTTGGACTCTTCTACCAACATGTTCTTCATGTCGATACTAGCCCCTCTCAGATGCCTTCTAGCGTGTTCCATTACTTTGGCTGTACGAGAAGACTTAGATGCAACTACAGACACGCTGTAGCTGTGCATGGCTAAATAGTTAGCTAAAGCTCCCATGATAAAGGATTTACCAAACCTAGGAGGTTCAATCATGTAACCAGTATGATAGTCACCAGATATTAAAGCTCCAATAGCTAAAGCCTGGTCAAAGTTGAGTTCAATATTCATTTCAGCTAAGAACTCAGTATAACCTAGCTTAGCATAATAGAGTCTTTTCTCAATAGGTATTGAGTTCCTAATATAAGAGTCTGGATGTGGTATATACCCCTTTAACCAGGGTAATAATTCACTTTTAGGATGGACTTCACCAAGTTTTAGTACAAGTCTATCCCTCAGTTTCCCCATCTGTTCCCTCTTCCAGTCTCAATACCTCATCATGTTCTAGTTCTTTCTGTTCTTCTTTAGAACCTTTACCATAGTCTGCCCATATATTGCCTAGCTCATCAAACTTATCTAAGATAAGCTCTCTTGTAGCTGATGCAGTATTATCACTATCATCAGTAACTAGAGCCATAGATACTTCTCTAGATACTGCTTTACCTTCAACTCTATCAGCCCATTCTTTACGTTCATCTGAACTAATCATAGATAGTTTAGTTTGAACTAAAGCATTAACCCTTGTAGCTGTAGGTACTGGAATATTTTCTACAAATTCTACTTCTAGTTTTTTGACTTTATCAACTACAAGAGGGGCAATACCCCAAAACATCTCTACTACCTCTAATTGGTCTAGAGACATTTCAGATAAAGCTCTCATTTCTGTAGAATAAGCTCTATTTTTCTTTTTTGATTTTGGTAGGTCTGAGTGACCATACCAATATTTAGGAAAGGGAATACCTTTACTAAGAAAGTAGTCTCTATCCTTACCTTCAATAGCTAATTTAATTTCATCTTTCATAAGTAAACCCCTTTTTACTTGAAATACAATAGTTCCACCAGGAATCGAACCTGGAGTAGAGGTTTAGAAGACCTCTGTGTTATCCGTTACACCATAGAACCTAAAATAAAACCATACTCCTTCCCAGGAGTATGGAATCTAGAAAGGAATTACAACGTAAAAATCAACCAATACCAAGTAACTAATAATAGTGAATTGACCACTAAACCATTATTAGCTACTTGCTACTGGTTGGTCTTATAATTACTGTAGTTTCCCAATCTACTCAGCCCCTAATAGGAATCGAACCTACGCTCATTGGGTTGCAACCAACAGCCTTACCGCTTGGCTATAGGGGCATCAAGTAACTAATAA